ATTGCACAGGACTTCCAGAAGGTTGTACCTGACGCAACTTACTATGACGAGAGTACTGGTAAACTATGTATAGATACCGGCGATTTAATCGGCCTACTTGTTAGAGCGATTCAGCAGTTGGAATCACGAGTTACACGTATGGAAGCTCAACGCGCACTAACTGGAGTAATCAAATGAATGCTGGATTTGCGCTTGAAGATTTAAGCGCTTTAGCTGCTAAAATTAAAGCCACCAGCCTTGATGATGTCTTGCGATATCTAGGCGGCAAACAAACAATGGGACAAGTAATCCCAGAGGTTGGTAAAACTCTAAACGCAGTAACATTTGGTCAAGCCCCTAAAACAGTTGGACGCTTTGCAGGAAGCGCACTGGGACGAGGATTTGCCAGAGCAGTACCTGCGTTATCAGCAGTTAGTAATGTTGCAGATGTTGCTGACGTTATTGCTGGTGATGACGGACTAGGCAACAAAGCAGCTGACGTTGTAGGAATGGGAGTAGGAGGAACTATTGGTGCATTTATGGGTGGACCATTAGGTGCATCAGTTGGAGCTAGCACCGGAAAGGCTGTTATGGATGGAATCCAAGGTATGTTCTTTAGTAAACCTACAAAAGAAGAGAAATTAGCAGAAGCACTTGCATTACTTCAGGGAGGTAGAGTCTGATGTCGTTAAATCAAGATCCATATCTCAGAGGATCAGGTGAAAGTCTAGATTCACTTCAAACACAAGCATCTGGTCATAGAGATTGGAGAGATAACTTAAACTGGCTCTTCGGGAATGACGTATCTAGCGATCCCAATAGAATCGACTGGTCAAAGCGAGCGATTGATTCAGATGGTCAAGTAAAAGTAACTGCGTTCGATGCCCTCATTGGAAGAAGTCAGCCAGAGATACAAGCTGCTTACGAATCTTGGAGACAAAACGAAGTAAAAGGTAGTGCACAGGCAGAAGATTATAGGCAAACATTTGGAGTAGTTCCTGATGTAAAGGCTGGAGTTGGCATAACTGACCTTCAATCGTTGACTACTAAAGAAAAAAACAGAAGGAGTAGTGTAGATAAGCTTCTACCTACACTGGCAACCATGGAAGGAGGCGCTGCTGTAATTGCCTCTTTGGGAGACAAGCCAACTAAGGAAGATGTGCTGGCACAAATCTCTGCACTAAGTACTAAGAATACAGGAGCTGAACGCGAAAGACAAGATGATATACGCGCAGAGGGCTACACAGAAGCAGCAGCCATTCGTAATCACACAACCTTAGAAGGTAATAACCAACGTGCTCACGAAGCAAACGAGAATGCACGGCTTCAAGCGTGGAAATCTCAAGAGGAAGCCCGTCGCCTAAATCATGTTGCTAGCGAAAATAACAAAACACGTAGGTTCCAAGCTGAAACAGCGAAATACGATGCAAACACCAAACTGCAGTTAGGCAGAATGGAGTCAGCAGATAGAAGGGCTGACAGAGCTGCTGCCCGCGAAGACCGTCTTGCTTCACAGCGTCAACAGTCAATTGCAGCCCTAATGAAAGGGCTTACGCAACTAGGCGCAGGGTTTGCTATCTAGTGCTTTGCGTAAGAGCCGTTAGTGTAAGCACCCCAAGCTTCAAGTCCTTGCGTTTGGTAGATCTTGTATGCAGCTTGCATATTCTTTAATGGGTTAAATAGCTCTTCGTTGGACTTAAGGCCAAAGCTGCTTCGACGTTCTGGTCCCATATCTCCGAGCATATTGATTTGCATTAGTCCATAACTGTTGTCACCAGTTGATGCGTCTGGGTTATGTGCATCAACCTTTCCACTACTTTCACCCATTGCAATTTGAGTAATAGTAGGAGCAATATCTTCTGGGAATCCTGCCTTGATAGCAAGAGCTTTAATTTCAGGCTTGCTTAAAACCTGACCGGGCTTGTAGTCGGTAGGAGCAATAGAAGTATCAGTGTCAGTAGAAGAATCAGATGTACCTCCAGGCGATTGATACGGCTTTGCTACGTAAGGCTTAGTATCAGGAGCTGTGCCTGGCTTGAATGGAACTTCATCAGGAGCCTCAGGAGCGTTCTCCAAGCGACCTTCTAAGTACTTGTAATACGCTGCCTCAGACGCATCACTCTTAGCATCACGCTCAGCTTGTCTCTTAGCTGCTCTATTGTTTTCAACAGCATTAACTCCGCCAAGCGCGACTGCACCGAACATTCCAACCATCCCAGCCTTACGCTTAGCGTCAATCTTCATATCTAGGATCTTCGACTCAGCGTCAACTTTAATGTTGGTAAGTTTGACGTCTTTCTTAGCCTCAATACCTGCTTGAGCAACGTAAGCCTCAGCCTGTGTAGCAGCTACCCTTTCATCAGAACGGGATTTCATATTTGCTTCAGCAAGACCACCGTAGTCAGGTGCACTAGAACGAGCAACCTTAAAAGCATCGGCTGCACCTTTGGCTCCAGCCTTACCTGCTTGAATCCAGCTACCTACGTTACTTGTATTGCCCGCAAATCTCATTATCAGTCGGCATGATGTTAGTTCTATTCTAACTTTGTAGAATATAGATATTGCTTAAGCAGTAGCTTCATGGCCAAAGACGACAACAACGATAAGTCATATCCTGGGATGTACAACTTCCAGGGAATCATGGATAGTTTCTATGATTACAAGCCAGACAAAGATGATGAGATTGGAAATAGCATTAAGAATACCTTTGCGTCAAACATGATCCAGTCAGCGTTTGACAAGGACATGGCCAAAGAAATGGGTTCCTTCCAGAACGCTCTTGGTCAATCCAACATGCAAGAAGCTGCAAGGTTAGAGCTGCTGAATAACTCCTCAATGATGCAGCAGGAGTTTAACTACGGCATGCAGTCAATGGGTGCACAGTTTGACTTCCAGAATGAATTTGCCAACTCTCAGTACGACAGAGACATTGGAATGATTGCGGCTCAAGGGGAAGACGCACGTAAGTCAACAGACAACGCTGCTTACAACAACCGTCTACAGACAATTACTCAAAGAGAGCAAGACCGTCTGACAGATACCAACAAAATCCGTGAGACCTCGCAAGCAAATATTGACTATGAACAAGTCCGAGGTGGTGAGCAGCGTCTGACTGATACGAATAAGTCTCAGAACCTTCGTGAAGAGACAATGGTTCAAGGTACAGAGCAGCGCCTTACTGACACCAACAGGCTACGTACAGAGGGTGAAGAGAATCGGGCACAGACTCAGACTGAAGGTGCTGAAAAGCGACTGACTGATTCAAACGTTGCTCAAGAAAATAGAAGTACGATGGACTTCCAGAACAGGCTAGAGTCTAAGACACGTGCTGAACAGAGTAAGTACGCAAGAAATACTGCAAGAGCTTTCTAATGACTACAAAAACAAAGAGTGAGAGTAAGGTCTACATGAGCTATGTAGATCAGTGGCTCGACACGCTACCAGCTGCTGATAGTGAGGACTTCAAAGAGTTTGCTGAGGTCACACCTTCAATCATTGAGATCTGGGTGTATGCCGGAATCCTGCGTTATCCAGGCACATTCAACGATATGTCTCGTTGGGTCAAGATGAAGTTTAAAAAGCTGAACCGACGAGAGATCCTTAACAGTGAGATTGCAGCCCTGCACTCGGACATTCAAGATCTCCGTATGGCGATTATGTCTGGCGAGATCAAAGGTAGCGATGGAGCTGCACGTCTAGCAGCACTAGAGAAAGAACTACGTAGTCACATCGAGACTTCTGAACGTATCAACCGTAGTACTGACAAGCGTGGATTGATCCTTGCTGGTGCTGACCGTGTGATGCGTGAGATGACTGCAATCTTCAAAGATGACCCACAGTTTGCAGAGCCTATTGAAAATGCAATCAATGCAGTGTGGGCCAAAGTCTATAGCGAGTTGAATGTGAACTAATGGCTTACGGATATACCACTGAAGCTCCAATGGACAGTGGGTATGTCCCGCCTAGTAGTTTCCTGCCTGGTCGCCCTGATATGCCAGATGCAAGCTTACCGGCTATCCAAGCAGCTAGCGTAGACACATTAGGTAGACGGAACACAATAGCCAAAGCATTACCTGCTATGCCAGCTAGTGAGATTGGAGATTTATCATTTACTAACTACAGAGCTATTGATGCTGCACAGCAGATGCAAGCCCTTGCTGTAGGTCAAGGCGATCGTAAGTATGCCGAAAGGATGAATCGAGCGCAGGCTAAAGCAGAAGAGCAACAGCTCACAGATTACGTAGAAAAGACTGGTAAAAACTACGGATCTAAGCAAGCTTATAAGAGATCTGAATTTGCCAAAAACAAGAGTAGATATCACACAAAGCAGATAGCAAGTGGGCTAGGCATATTGGGTTCATTATTCCCTATTAGATAGACTATCTGTAAAAGGATAGTTTATGGCAGTTGCAAGTTCAGCGTTAGCTTATAGAAGAATGGCGCAGATGACAGCCACTAAGGTGACTGTTAAACCGCCAAGTGAGGAAGTACTAAGAGCAAGAGATGACTTCCAAGACTTTTGTAAATACATGGGTAAAGCTCCCGCAAAACATATGATGGAGTGGCATAATGAATTATGTACGGGGGAGGATAGTGAGTGTCTCCTCGGTATAGGTGGACAAAACACAGCAATCCTGGCACCACGTGGATCAGCAAAGTCCACAGTGCTGGGATTGTTTGCTGCGTGGATGATCGGTAGACACACAGCAGCTAAACAGATGCTGCGTATTCTGTATATCGCCTACATGGTTGATATCAGTAGAGCTAAATCAGCAACCATCAAAGGCATCCTTACATCTAATAAATACAGAGAGATCTTCCCAATGGTGAGGCTCTCAAAGATCAAGCGTTCAGACGAGTATTGGAGTATTGACTATGAATTTGCAGGGATTGATACAGCAGGTGAAGAGGCGTTTACCATTGCGTGTGGAGGTCTCAAAGGGGCCATTACGTCTAAACGGTCCCAGCTGGTACTTATTGATGACCCTATCAAATCCGCTGCGTCCATCAATAATCCGGACATACGTCGTGAGATGGAGCAAACGTGGTCCAACGTTATCGCACCAACCATGTTTCAAGGAGCAAGAGCCATATGTCTTGGAACCCGTTTTCACTTTGACGATATCCACGCGACGCTATTTGTCCCAAAAAACAATTGGAAACAGATTGTCCAGAAAGCTGTTATAACTGACGAGCACGGTAAGCAACG